CAAAGCCTGAACCTTCCCAACTGTTCCTCTTTTTATCATTTACTTTAATAGGTGTCATTTTTAAATCATCCCTTTTTTAAGTTTTTGAAGAGGTTTAAAAGCCCTTCAGAAAGCCCAATAACTTAACTATTATTGAGCTTTTAGCTTGGTTTTAAACTAATATTATTAAACCATCCATTGTAAAGCTAAGTCTTTAATTTTATTTTGTATTTTTGGACTTGATATATCTTTATTACTGAGAAGTTCTTTTTTAATTTTGACTGGAATTTTTGAATCGTCTTTTATTTCCTCCATAAACCAATTTTTTAGCTCTTTTTCTGCTTGAAAAAACTTAGATTCCGCTTCATACAATCCTAATTCTTTTTCTTTTACTTCTTCAGCTTCTAACAATATTTCAGTAAATTCTTTATGAAATTTAGCCATTTCTTCTTCCAGTACCATCAATTCAGCTTTTGCCACAAAATAAACCCTTTGTACTTCATTATACTTTTCTAATTCTTTTAACATTTTTAAATCATCCCTTTTTTTAAGTTTTGAAGATGCTTAAAAGCCCTTCAGAAAGCCCAATAACTTAACTATTATTGAGCTTTTAGCTTGGTTTTTAGTGAGCTATAAAAGCAGGTTTCTGCCCTGTTACACAGTACATGCACTCTTTTACACACTTAATACCGTCACCACTTGCTGAACCTTTACACTTAAAAGCTTCATGATTATTTACTAGGTGATTTATATGATCTTGGTCGCCAAAGTTTAGGTGCTCATCTATATAGCTATTAATTAGGTTCATGTTGTTGAGTTCTGCAAGTTCTTCAAGTCCTTCAACATAACCCCAGCTCTTACTATATCCGTAAAATTTAACCGTTGGATGTTCTTTAATAATTCGCATCCATAATTCAACATATTCTGAGCTGAAAAAATCACCACTTTCATGGATCCTAAAAATCAAACCTTTGTTTCGCTTCTCAGCTAATTTAAGTTCGTTATGAATTTGAAAATTAATAAGATCTTCAAGTAAAGCAGGTTCAAACTTAGCTAAATGCCAATTCTGAGCCCATTTAATTCTTGTATTCTTGTACATCTTAATAGAAGGTAAGGCATAACATTTATCTTTACAATCTGAGCAATTAGGACAACTAGTAACTGGTAGCAAACTGAAGATTAATAAACGATTTCTTTTACTTGGCTTTAATTTGCTGTTCTCAGTACTGCACCTATTTAGCTGAATGTTATCATTGTCAGTTATCGCCCATTCTTTAATTATTGCTTGTTGTTGCTGGTCTTTTCTTTCATAAAATTTAACTTCTCTTTTTAGCATATTTTTCATTTTTAAATCATCCCTTTTTTATGTTTTTTTGTGTTAATAAATCAGCTAAAAGCTTCTAACTAATAAAAGCTTTTATATCATTTATTGACAATTAATAAAGGTTAAAAAAAGACGAATAAAAATTTAAAAACTGCTTAAGCCTCTTACTCTCTCAACGGTTCGGTACTGTTTTACATCTTATTTATTGCTGGTTCAAGCTTTCAGATATCTAAAAGCTTCAGCTGATCAAAGGTTCAAACAATAAAGCCCTGTTGGTCATAGCTATAAGTCCTGCATCCTGCCAGTTATAGCTTAAGCCCGTTGTAACGGTCGGCACCGTGTATCTTCAAGGTTACTTTATTCAGCTTTCAAGGTTCATCCTTTTTTATAATAGGTCTGAGATATCTCAAACGGTTTAAAAAGGTTTCGGTGCTGTGTTGTTGTGTTTTGATGTTACAATTAGAATTATAAGCTATGTAAAAGCATTTGTCAAGGAATTATTTATAAAAAAGTTAAATAAATTTAAATATAGATTGATTAAAGTATGGCTGAAGCTATGATATCACTAGCTTTAAAGAATTTAAAAAAAAGTTTAATCTTTTTGTTAGATACCTTTTAAAAGGTTCTTTATATATAATATAGTAGGTTTTAACAAATGATATAAAAAATAAAAAGTTAAAGATCTGATTTAATAATGCTTGCTTAATGCTATCATATTGAAAAGCTTTATATAAAAATGTTAAAAGAATTGTTTGCTTGTTGTTTGCTGGATGTTGCTACAAGCCCCATATAATAGTTAATTGATAATGTATGCTATAAGATGCTATAAGATGCTACAAGATGCTACAAGCCTCATATAATAGTTAATTGATAATGTATGCTACAAGATGCTACAGGCCCCATATAAATGTATGCTATAAGATGCTATAAGCCCCATATAAATGTATGCTACAAGATGCTACAAGATGCTATAAGCCCACCAATAAAAAAAATATAGATACAAACTCAAACGAACAAAAGCGAACAAAAGCGAACAACTGTTCGATAGAATCCCCAGCATCCCTAGCAGACCAACGACAACACCAACTTCGTAAAATAAACCTTTTACGAAATAAATATAAAGGTTGTTGATTTGACAGGCTTCAGACGGCTTTTAGTCACTATATATTGACCAGCGGCCAGCTAAAAGAAGCTTTTTATATAAATTGAAAGGTTTTTCTAGCGATTCGATCGTTTTTCTCTGTATAAAATGTAGGGAAAAAACGCCATGGGGGAGCTTTGGCTTGTCGATCCCTCGATATACCCCTTCAGATTTTTTCGTCATTTTAGAGTGTACCTTTAGCCCTGCTTTCGGAACAACTCAATGCACACCTTCGGAACAACTCAATGCATCCACCAACCCCTCTACATAAGGTTATCTATATGTGTTACTTAATGCTTTCTTAATGTATTTTTAAATGATAAACTTAAAACAGAGAAAGTGTTAAAAAACTCCACACATATCTATAAGTGCGGATAATTATAACGGAGGTGTTATTATGGATCCTACTATTTACAATAAGATAAAGAATATATTTGAGAGGAATAAATGTTTATCTATAGAGATTGTCTTCTTAGTTCATTCCCTCTATCTTTTATTTTAAAGCTATACATAAGGGAGGGGGAGGGAGTTTACTCCCCCGATTCCTTATGCTTCTCTATCTCAATTTCTTTTTTTTATATTACTCTCTAAAAAGAAGTTTCTATAGTTTTCTATAGTTTATCTATAGTTTATCTATAGTTCTTCCACCCCCCCTTCTATAGTGGGGGAGTAAAATTATCTACTGTTTCAGGTCTTGAGAGATTTATATCGGATGTCTGTTTGCTCAAAGCTATGTAATGCTTCGGAATCCTCCATAAACCTTCGTAATTCTTCATCTCTCATTTCCTCCTTGTAATCTTCTATAGCTTGACTATTATCTCTAGCCATGCTTTCAGTCCAGTATTGAACTGCCATAGCTAACACATCAACTCTATCATCATGTCTAAGAGAACCACGAGCCTTAGTAAGTCTAGTCATTTGATACAGTAAACTATATACCATTTTGTTATCTTTATATGTGCCTTCAATATCTTTTACAATTTCTTCATAACTAACTATAAGTCTATGTTGATTCATTACAGGTTCTAAAGTATCTATGATCCTTCTTTCTTTTTGTTTATTGTGTTTAACTTCTTCAACACCACATCTATATATTTTGTTTAAGATAGGTTTAAATAACTCAGTAAACATACCATCACCAAAGTTATCCTCAATAATGATTTGGTTAACCTGTTGATCCTGAGCAACCGTAGATAACTTACTGAGAGTCCTTTTGTCATAACCCCCACTCAGACCTTCCCATTTAGTCAGATAGAGGTTGCCATAGAGTTGCTTAACTACTGCATAGGTTGTTTCATCCTTTCCTCTTCCTGATGGATCTATAGCCATCACGGAGGATTCATAAGGCAACCATTGGTCTTCCATTCGCATTGGACTGAAAAGACGATCACCACTAAAACCAATACCAGGTAGATCTGTATGCATATATTGTTTTTGGTTTGTCCAAGTAATACTTTGAGGGGCTTTCTCTTTGTTCAAGCTGAAAGCTATTAGATCCTTTAGTTTCAATGGATACTTATTGGCATCAGATAGGCTTGTATCAAGCATAAACTGTAGTGAGAACTCTGACCTACCCATAGCATTTTCTCTTTCCAGTAAGTCCATCTCATCGAATCTATCGGGATCTGTAGGTTTACCAATGATACTTTCATCAGCATACACTTTGTCAACTATAGACTGTGCTAAACAACCTTCATACTTAGGTATAAGTTCAAGACTTGGATATCTTGCTGTCCATATCTTAATTGTGAAACCACGATCACGAAGTTTGTTATATATACTTTCTTCTGTTTGAGGAGTTCCTAGAAAAGTAATCTTACCGTTAGGCTTTAAGATACTTTCAAACTCCATTATTCTTTTGAAAAGTTTCTCTCTCATGTCTTGTGTATAAGAGTTGTTAGGAACTTCAACATCATCAGCAATTATTTCGTCAGCACGAGAACCTGTCATCTGTCCAAAGATACCTACAGACTTCACACTAGGAGCATGAGATGCCCCTGAAGGTGCTACATCAAAAGCTATATTTGAATCTCTTTGGTGATTTTTAGGTTTCAAATGCTGTAAGATAGACATATCATGGATAAGTCTTTTGGTGAATGTACTGAAGTCATTAGCTCTTGTACTTGAAGCTGATACAACCAAGAACTTTGCCTGTGGATTCTTTAGCAACTTCCAGACCACATAAGCACTAGTTATCCAAGACTTACCTACACCACGGAAAGCTTCAAGAACCTTCCTCCGTGTGCTTTCTTTTCCGTCACTAGTTTCTCCATGCTGTAACCAGTAAGCTATTTCATACTGTATAGGAGTTGGATCAGGAAGTCCTAAATGTTTCCAAACAAGATATAAAAAATTTCTAAAGTCATCTAAAACTGCATTACTAACCATTGTTCATCTTCACCACATTCTCACCTTCAAAAGGAAGTTTCTTACTAATTATATCTAAAGGTTCACCCTTCTTAATACTTATGTCAATACCATTCTCTTTACATAATCTTATTGCATTAGAGATGTCTTGTGGAGAAGCTTCACCACTTTCTATACGCACTAAAAGTTCTTCTGATGTTGCTTCAAGTAGATCTAAAAGTATATCCTCTATGTTAGTTTTCTTTCTGTTTTCCTTATTTATCTTACTCATATGTAACACCTCCAAAAAATAAAAGCCCCAAGGTTTTACCCCTAGGGCTTAATGTATCTATCTGTTTCCTTTGTATTTGTCTATGCCTTTCTCAACACCTCTACTAACTACATAACCACCAATCATTATCTTTAGTAATTCCCACATCTCAGGAGGAATCTCTAAGGTAACACTAGTTCCAAAGAAAGCTCCTGTGTATGGAGCAATTATATAGTTATTAGCTATGATAGCCACAAAGACCAAAGCTGTTATAGGTCGCCAAGTAGCTGTCAACCAATGTTCTGATTCAGCTTCAGCTTTTATAATGTTTCCTTGAGCATTGATTAGTTGAGTTGTTACTGTATTTACAAGCTGATCCATAGCTAACTGTATCTTCATCTTTTCTTCATCACTTGTGTGCATGTTGTTTATCAAACCAGTTACAGGTTCTATAGCACCTTTAATGATGTCTTTAATTCCAAAGCCCATATCTACCTCCTATTCATCTATCCAAAATGCTGGATATCCTCGAACATCCATATGTACACGATTCCTGTAAATACCAATACCATCAAAACCTATTTCCTTAGCTAACTGAGCTAATTCTGTAGGTGTTATGTCTAAGTTATTAGTGGATACATCAACAGCTTTACCATATAGGTGTTGGCTGTTAGAACTTCCACCTACTCTTTTGTTATGCTCAGGGTTTCTATAGCCACTATTGATAATCAAAGGTTTGCCTATACGATCTCTAAGCTTCTGTAAGAGTTCTATAAGTTTATCATCAACTACTACCTGATGACTTCCATCTTTACACTCAAACTCATAAAGCCAAAAATGATCACTAAGTTGAAAGTTATTAATCATTTCTCTTATATCACCTCTTTTATGTACCAAAGGAAGAACCCTAAGCCTGAACCAAGGATGATCCTTAACACCCAATTAAGGGTAGATAAGAGATCATCAATCTTTTTAATTAAGTTTTCTATTTGATTTTCAACCTTAGATCTATGTTGTTCTAAGGAGTCTAATCTCTCACCGTGATTATTTAATCTTTCTGTATGTTCTCCTAGTCTACTATACACAGTATCATGTCTTTCATCACATAGTTCACTAGAGTATTCAATCATAAAACACCACCAATCTTAAATATTTAGTTTTTCTATTAGAACTTCTTTATCTACATCACCTACTACACGATCTAATTCATTTCCGTTGTCAAAAAGAATTACTGTTGGTATAGCTTTAACATCTAATTGATCTACTAAAGCAGGATTATCATCTATGTTTACTTTTGTAACTGTATAACCATCACCATTTAATTCATCTATGTAGTCTAAAACCTTTTTACAAGATGTAGCCCATCCTGTATAAAACAAAGTTAATTCTTTATTCATAAAGTTACTCCTCCTTTTTTTTTAGTTATATCTTATTTAATATACTATCTTTATCTGTTTGAGCTAAGTTAGAATAATCATTGTCTAATATATCTATGGAAGTTCTACCCTCAGAGTCCATCTTTCGTTTAATCACCCGAACAAAAATATTCACCATATAATCTTTCATAATCTCTAAGCACCTCCCATTAGGTCAGCTATTGCTAACTCTAGTTCAGCTATTCGTTCCTCATCAGTAGCTGGAGATGGATTCTCAGTTCTATATTGTTCATAAGTTTTGAGAACATTAACATTTGTTATATTTCCCTCGGTATCATATTCCAATGTATAATCATAAGCATTCATTATAGTATTGGCTAAGGTTGAATCATCATCACATCTTAAGTATATCTGTTCCATAGGTAGCTCTGGTAATTCGGGAAAATTACCTTTTGGATAAAGACTATTCAAGCCTTGATTATCAACCACTTTATCATTAACTTCATTATATATTATCAGCAACTTTTACACCTCCAAATTTATACTTTA